AAAAAAAAGCCCGGCTTTCGCCGGGCTTGGTGTTACTTGATCAGGGCTGATGCGCTGCGCAGGTGCTGGAGCATCTGGGTTGCGCTGAAGGTGACTGCTTCAGCCTTCTCGACCTTCTCGATCCACTTGGTCAGGTCACGCTTGAGGCGGGTTGCAAGGTCCGCAACCTTGCGAGCGCCGCGCTCATCGTCGTCCATCATTTCCTCAGCCTCAGATTTTGCAACGTGCTGGATCACTCGGTTGAGGCGCGATCCAACCTGCTGCTGCACCCAGCGCTTGGTGACCTTTTCCTCATCGTTCAGCGCCGTCTGAGGTTTGGCCATTATTGCTTGCTCGGTCTTGGTGAACGACAGCAGCACAACGTCACGCTTGAAACCATCGCGTAATTCCTTGTCATTGTTCAGCGCCTCAGACGTGATGCCCTCTGCCCTCAGCATATCTGCTGCTTTGACCCAGCGTTTCGCAACGCCAGCCTCAGCCTTCAGGGTTTCAACGACAACGGTCACGCACTCAGCGGTCAGGTTCAACTTAGACATGATCAACTCCATGCATCAGGTTTAGAAGGTATCGAACTAGATGCGTCGTTCGATGGGTTAAACTGTACATGGTATGATGTTATCTGTCAAGGAAACGCACGATCTGACACTGTTAGGCGTCGCCTAACACGCTAGAAACGCCATGGCGCGACCCCACCCGCACCCACTCCCCCCGATTGGCTTTGGAGTCCCGGGCCGCCGCATGGTCTGCTATTCCGCTCAAACGCCCCCCACTTCCATAAACTGAGACTCAATACCCCGGGTAATGTTCGTAGTACAGAGTAAATTTGCGCGTAGTACTACACGCCATAACTTCTTATCCTAATGGCCCCGGGCTGTGAGACCGTGCAGTATCTAAAAACACCCCCCGGTAGGGAAGTTTGACATCCTTTGTCAAAAGCAAATACACTGTGTCATCGGTCAACTTCTTGACTTGCGATATGACGATTGAATTGATGCCTGAGTTGGGTGTGGAGATTACGCCTGACATCCCATACATCGACCTGCGAGAGCGGGCCGAGGCGGCATGTCGTTCGGCGTTATTGCTTGAAAAGCATGGGCTTGACCTAGAACCCACCCCTGCGGATAAAGAAACAGCCGCTGCATTGACTGCGGCGTACGCTGAGAACCCCGAGAAAGCCTCACGCATGGTCAACAACGTGCGTGCTTCGGCGCTGACCGCCCCGTCACTACTGAATATCCGCGACTATTTGGACGAATATGGTCGTGCGGTGGTTACGCATGCCGTTGAGATGCGGCATTTGGTGACAAACCGGCTGTTGGAAGAGTCACGTAACCCCGATCCACGCATCAGAATCCGTGCATTGGAGCTTTTAGGTAAGCACAGCGACGTGGGGCTGTTCTCTGAGAAGCAAGAAGTCACCATCACGCATCAAACCACCGATGAATTGCGTGAAAAACTGCGTGCAAAGTTGCAACGACTCATTCGGCGCAACGATCCAGACATCGTAGATGTCCCAGCGCAAGTGGAAATGGGTGGTGAGATCATAGATGTTGATGCGGAACTCGGGCTCACAGCTAATGAGCCAGCGTTAACGCATGTTGAAGCCGAAAATACCCCAGAAATTTGCGAAAAATCCGCAAAAATGGACGAAATTCCGGCTGAAAACGAAAAATGACGGTTGCAGATACCTCCGTTGACCTTAACCTCGACTTCACGGAGGAGGAAATCCAGCTAATGCTGGATAACCTTGACTCTTACACCCCCGAAGAACAAGCTGAAATCGAGAAAATAGCCGATGTGCTGGAGCAGCGCAGGCTGGCTAAGGCGTGTTACGACGATCTGATTGAGTTTTGTAAGCACATGCAGCCCGATTACAAGGTCGGGAAACACCATCGGGTGCTGGCAAACCTGCTGATGGCGATTGCCAAAGGCGATAAAGACCGGGTGTGCGTAAACATGCCACCGCGCCATGGCAAATCGCAGTTGGTTAGTATTTACTTCCCAGCATGGTTCATAGGACGTTATCCCAACAAGAAGGTACTGATGGTGTCCCACACCACAGACCTTGCCGTGGACTTTGGTCGCAAGGTGCGAAACATCATCGATAGCGACGAGTACAAGCAAATCTTTCCCAACGTGCATCTTGCTGCCGATTCAAAGTCTGCCGGGCGGTGGAACACAAGCCATGGTGGTGAGTACTTTGCTTGCGGTGTGGGCTCCGCCCTCGCGGGGCGCGGTGCCGATTTGCTGTTGGTGGACGACCCACACAATGAGCAGGACATCATCAACGGTAACTTTGGGGTGTTCGAGAAGGCATACGAGTGGTTCACCTACGGTGCCCGTACCCGTCTGATGCCGGGTGGACGTGTGGCCATCGTGCAAACACGGTGGCATCAGGACGACCTGACCGGGCGTGTCACCCGAGACATGACACAAAACGAGCAGTCCGACCAGTACGAGGTGGTCGAGTTCCCGGCAATCCTCACGGTGGGTGACCCACCGGTTGAAAAGCCGCTGTGGCCGGAGTTCTTTGATCTTAAGGCGCTCTATCGCACCAAGGCTTCCATGCCGGTGTTCCAGTGGAACGCACAGTTCCAGCAGAACCCCACGTCAGAAGAAGCGTCGGTGGTCAAGCGTGAATGGTGGAACGAGTGGACTAAGGACGATCCGCCAGATTGCGAGTACGTCATCATGACGCTGGACGCCGCAGCCGAGAGCCACAACCGTGCGGACTTTACAGCCATCACTACGTGGGGCGTATTCTTCAATGAGGAACGCGAAGGCCCGGGGGCTAATACATACAACATCATCCTGCTCAACGCCATCAAGAAACGGCTGGAGTTTCCTGAACTCAAAGGGTTGGCGCGGGAAGAATACAGCGAATGGGAGCCTGATGCGTTCATCGTCGAGAAGAAATCATCGGGTACTGCGCTCTACCAAGAACTGCGACGGATGGGTATCCCTGTTGGTGAATACACACCACATAGAGGTAGCGGTGACAAGTTAGCACGGTTAAACTCTGTGGCTGACATCGTGCGGTCTGGGTTGTGCTGGGTGCCACAAACACGTTGGGCTGAAGAAGTTGTCGAGGAGATTGCGGGTTTTCCGTTTATGACCCATGACGACTTGGTTGACTCCACGGTGATGGCACTTATGCGGTTCCGGCAAGGTGGGTTTATTCGACTGCCGTCGGATGAACCTGATGAAGTCAGATACTTCAGATCACGCGGTAGGAACCGCTACTACTGAACAAAGGAGCCAACATGGCATCAAGCGATATGGTCAAAGGGCTCTACGCCGCACCTCAAGGTCTTAACGATGAGGAAGGGGCTGTAGAGGTAGAGATTGAGACTCCCCAAGAAGAGATGTCAATTACGGAACTGCCAGACGGTAGCGTTGAAATTGAGCTTGTAAGTGAGACTAAAGAGAAAGAAGAAGGTGAATTTGGCGACAACCTAGCCGAGTTCATGGACGAGTCGGTGCTTCAGAAGCTCGCATCCGAACTAACAGAACTTGTAGACGCTGACATTACCAGCCGCAAAGAGTGGGCCGATACGTTTGTCAAAGGACTTGAGGTGCTGGGCTTTAAGTATGAAGAACGTACTGAGCCGTGGGACGATGCGTGTGGCGTGTTCTCAACCGTGCTGGCCGAAGCAGCAATCCGGTTCCAAGCCGAGACCATGAGCGAGACATTCCCCGCCGCAGGCCCGGTCAAAACAAAAATCCTTGGAAAAGTCACCAAGGAAAAAGAAGAAGCTGCTGAGCGTGTGCGCGATGACATGAACTATCAGATCACCGAGCGCATGGTTGAGTATCGCAGCGAGCATGAGCGCATGCTCTACGCATTGGGCCTTGCAGGTTCTGCGTTCAAGAAAGTCTATTTTGATCCCAATATCGGGCGTCAAGTTTCAATCTATCTTCCCGCAGAAGATGTCATCGTGCCTTACGGCACCAGCCACATTGAGCAGGCCGAGCGCGTCACCCACGTGATGCGTAAGACTAAGAACGAGCTTGCTCGCTTGATGGACGCCGGGTTCTACCGCGAGTGCGAGCTAGGCGAGCCAATGTCATTTCATACGGACATCGAGAAGAAAAAGGCTGAGGAGGGTGGCTACACCCTGCAAGATGACGACCGCTATGCCTTGCTGGAAGTACACGCAAACCTGTGCATCGACGGTGTGGATGACGAGGAGAACGACCTCGCTAAACCGTACGTGGTGACCATCGACAAAGGTACCAGCAAGGTGCTGGCTGTGCGCCGTAACTGGGAGGAAGACGACCCTCTCATGCTCAAGCGCAACCACTTTACGCATTATGTATATGTGCCGGGGTTTGGCTTCTACGGCCTTGGACTGATCCACATCATCGGTGGATACGCTCGCGCGGGTACCTCAATCATTCGTCAGTTGGTGGATGCTGGCACCCTCTCTAACCTGCCGGGTGGACTGAAAACCCGAGGGTTGCGCATCAAGGGTGACGACACGCCCATACAGCCGGGTGAGTTCCGTGATGTGGACGTGCCCAGTGGCAGTGTCAAAGACAACATCATGACGCTCCCATACAAGGAGCCGAGCCAGACGTTGCTTGCGTTGTTACAGCGCATTACCGAGGAAGGCCGTCGCCTTGGTGCAATCAGCGACATGAACATTAGCGACATGTCCGCGCAGGCACCCGTGGGTACCACGCTCGCGTTGCTTGAGCGCACATTGAAGCCCATGGCCGCAGTTCAGAGCCGCGTGCACTTCGCTATGAAACAGGAGTTCAAGCTCCTCAAAGCGATCATCGCGGACTACGCACCGGAGGAGTATCAGTACCAGCCCGAGACCGGGATTGTGCAAGCTCGCAAGAGCGACTACGCCATGGTGGATGTGATCCCCGTGAGCGATCCCAACGCTAGCACGATGGCTCAGCGCGTGGTGCAGTATCAGGCTGTGTTTCAGATGGCACAGAGCGCACCGCAGATTTATGACCTGCCATACCTGCATCGCCAGATGATCGAGACGCTTGGCATCAAGAACGCCGACAAGATTGTTCCGACGAGCGAGGATCAGAAGCCCCGCGATCCTGTGTCTGAGAACATGTCGGCTCTTGTGGGTAAGCCGCTCAAGGCGTTCATCTATCAGGATCACGAGGCGCACATCGCCGCGCATACATCATTCATGCAAGACCCGATGATCGCGGCCAGCATTGGCCAGAACCCGATGGCCCAGCAGATTATGGCCAGCCTGCAAGCGCACATCGCTGAGCACCTTGGCTTCTCGTACCGCAAACAGATCGAAGAGCGTTTGGGCGTCCAATTGCCCCCGCCCGACGAGCAGTTGCCCGAGGACATGGAGGTTCAGTTGGCCCGTCTGGTGGCCGATGCTGGCAAACAAGTTGCCCAAGCGCACCAGCAGCAGGCCGCGCAGCAACAAGCACAACAGCAAGCCGCAGACCCGCTGTTCCAGTTGGAGCAAGCTAAGGTCAAAGTGCAGGAGATGGAGGTCACCCGCAAGGCTCAGAAAGATCAGATCGACGCTCAGATTGCTGCTGAGAAGTTGAAGATTGATAGCGTGAAAGCTATGGCGGCTGTTGAGAACGAGAAGACGCGTGTCTCCTCGCAGGAAAAACAGTCCGCAGCGCGTCTAAAACTGGATGCGCTCAAGGTCTTGGCTACTCCCAAGGCGCAACCAAAGCCACCGGCCAGTGGCAAGAAGGAGTAATCCATGGCTAAAACCGTCTATGACGTGCTTGTTCAGAAGTTTGAGGAGGATGTGGCCTCCTCAACACAGTTCTTGGTAAGCGGCGGAGCAAAGAGTTTCGACGATTACAGAGAAGTGGTAGGCAGGATTCGAGGTCTCCAGCTTGCCATTCAAACCACAAAAGACCTTTCGCGTTCTCAAATGGAAGATGATGACAATGAGTGAAGACCAAACCGCCGTGACCGAAGAGGAAATTGAGGCTCAAATGCCCAAACCTGTCGGGTATCGGTTGCTGATTGCGTTGCCCCAGATCGAAGAAACATTCAATGAACTGGGCATCGTAAAAGCCGAACGCACCATGTACGAAGAACAGTTAATGACTGTGACCGGGGTGGTGCTCGATATGGGCGACCAAGCCTATGCCGACAAGGACCGGTTCCCTAACGGACCTTGGTGCAAAGTGGGAGACTTCGTGGTGTTTCGCGCCAATTCAGGCACGCGCATCCGGGTCAACGGCGTGGAATACCGCCTGATGAACGACGACTCCATCGAAGCAGTCGTGGCTGATCCGCGTGGCGTCACGCGTGCGTAAGGAGGCATACCATGCCCATGGAAAAAGTAGCGTTCGAGTTCCCCGATCCTGATCGGGACACGAGCAAAGACATTAAGATGAAGGAAGACGGCTCTGCCGAAATCGTTATCGAGGGTCGTCGTGACCCCTTCGCCGACGTGCCTGACGCTAAAGAAGAGAAAAAAGCGCCGCCCAAGGCCAAAGACGAAGATGATGATATTGCGATTGAGGTAGTGGATGACACGCCTAAAAAAGATCGTGGTAGGAAGCCATCTGCACCACCCGATGAATTGACCGACGAGGAGTTAGAAAGTTACTCCGAGAAAGTTAAAAAGCGCCTTCAGCATTTCAGTAAGGGCTATCACGATCAGCGCCGCGCTGCCGAGCAAGCTGCACGTGAAAAAGCTGAACTGGAAGCGATGGCGGCACGGTTGATTGAGGAAAATAAAAAACTCAAAGGTACCGTGGGGCAAAACCAACAAGCGATGCTAGAGCAAGCCAAAAAGATGGCTGAGCGCGAGTTGGAGGAAGCTAAAGCCAAATTTAAGCAGGCTTATGACGCGGGTGAATCAGATGCTGTTGTTGCAGCACAAGAAGAACTGACTGCTGCAAAACTGAAATCCGACCGAGTAAATAATCTCAAACTACCCGCTTTACAAGAATCTGAAAGTGAGGTACAAACTCAGGTAACCGCCCCAGCAGTCGATGACCGGGCTGTGGATTGGCAAAAAGCAAATTCATGGTTTGGGCAGGACGATGAGATGACCAGCTTTGCGCTGGGGTTGCATCAGAAGTTGGTCAAACAGGGTGTGAACCCTCGCTCTGACGAATACTACGAGAAAATCAATTCTCGTATGCGACAAGTCTTCCCCGACGCGTTTGACGACGTAGAGGAAGAAGAACCAGAGGAAACAAAGCCTCGTCGTAAGACGAATGTTGTGGCACCAGCAACACGCAGCACTGCGCCCAAGAAGATCGTGCTGACGCAAACGCAGGTGGCATTAGCTAAACGGCTGGGTGTTCCACTGGAGGAATACGCCAAACAGGTTGCTATGGAGATGAGGAAACAAAATGGCTGAGAACAGACTGAACCGAGAACTGGAAACCCGTGAGAAAACGGCCCGCAAGCGCAACTGGATACGTCCAGATACGCTACCGACCCCTCATCCCGAGGAGGGCTATGAATTTCACTGGGTTCGCGTCAGCACTCGCGGTGAGTCTGACCCCATGAACGTCTCCCTCAAACTTCGTGAGGGTTGGGAACCCGTCAAAGCATCTGATCACCCGGAAATCTTTGTGGCTGGCGTCGAGAACGAACGCTTCAAAGACAACATCCTGATTGGTGGCCTATTGCTTTGCAAAGCACCGAAAGAATTGGTCGAAGATCGGAATGAGTTCTTCCGTAAGGAAGCAAGCGCTCAGATTCAATCGGTTGACCATAGTCTCATGCGCGAAAATGACCCACGTATGCCGCTGTTTAATGAGCGCAAAACGAAAGTCACTTTCGGTAGAGGAACTTAATTTTTTGGAGTCCAAACATGGCTTACCCCACCGTTGACAAGCCGTATGGCTTGAAGCCGGTCAATTTGATCGGCGGGCAGGTGTTTGCTGGTTCGACCCGCAATATGAAGATCGCTAGCGGTTACGCCGCTAACCTCTTTTACGGCGATGTGGTCAAACTGGTGAGCGACGGTACTGTTGAGAAGGACACTGGCACGACCACCGTTGCATCCAACGGCGTTGCTGGCATCTTCCTTGGCTGCACCTACACCAATCCTTCTACCAAACAACCCGTTTGGTCCCAGTATTGGCCCTCTGGTACCGTCGCTTCTGACGCGTATGCAATCGTGGCCGACGATCCTGATGTTCTGTTTAAGGTTGCCGCTGTGTCTTCGGGCACGACCGTTGCCTTCTACGGGCAGACCGTGATCGGTAACAACGTCGCGTTGGTGCAGAATACCGGTTCAACCACCACGGGTGATTCTGCCGTTGGTGTTGATGGCACTTCTGCTGCTGCCACCGCGTCTCTTCCCATCCGTATTGTGGCGGGTGTCCCGGATACTGCGAACGCTTCGGGTGAATTCTGCGAATTCATTTGCAAGTTTAACGCTCCGTACATCACGCTGTCTGAGGGTACTCCCAATACGGTCGCGTGGAACGGTGGCCACATGTACAACAACCCGACCGGCGTCTAAGGAGTTAGATCATGGCAATTTCTCGTGCCCAACTACTGAAAGAACTCCTGCCCGGCCTTAACGCGCTGTTTGGTCTGGAGT